ATGGTGATGCCATTCTTGGAAATCTTGTGCTTGGATCTTGTATTGTGGTACTTCCAATTATATATGGAGGATTTGTTGGAGTGTTTTGTAAATATGCAGTAGTTCCAACTGATTTAGACCAATCAGAATATCTTAATGTAATAACACCTTTAGGACCCCAAAGATTAAAATTGGTTGATTCAAAATTATATGGAGATGGTTGTAATGACATAATATCTTTCTATGTTATTGATTGGATATTCATTTCTGAATCTCTGTAAATATCGGTTGGTGCTACTATTTGTATGTTACTCATTGCTGATGCTACTGCTGCTGCCATCGCATTATAATCAATTGATGCTCCTCCTCCACCGCCGGCCATTGCTAACATTTGGTCAATTGGTCCTCCTGCTTTAGCTCCTACCACTGTGTCTTTGGAACTAAATGAAATTGTTTCTCCGCCTGGTCTAGAAATAAAATCGTTTGATTCTTTAGCACCACCACCACCAGCATTAATAGTTGCAGATCCTACATTGATAGCTTCTACAGTTGTAGCTTCAAGTTTATCTATTCCAGAAAATGCAACAGATGCTATTTTTTCCTTTATCGTTGAAACAAGTGTTCCAACAATTGGAACAATTCCAGATGTAGCTTGAAATGCTTCTGCTGATGCGGCAAATATATTTGCTGATTGTCCAAATGCTCCTAATAAATTAACTAGTTGTTGATCGTCTGCTCCAGTAATCAAATTTCCTATGTTTGTAGCTGCCTTTATAGCTCCTGGATCTGTTAAAGCGTCTTGTTGTTCTTTTACAATTTGGGCTTGACTTTTTCCTGCAAGTCTAACTTGGTCTCCAATTAAATTTGATGCTATTTCTTCTAAATAATATATTTGTTTTTCTTCAAAAGATAATTGATTTGCTCTATCTTTTATTAAGTTATCAAAAGCTTCTAATTGTTTTTGTCTTGTAGGATCATCTTTAGCAGCTTTTCTAAATTCTTCAATTGCTCCTGCCATTTTATCAATTGGTAGGTCTAATATTTTTTCAGCTTGCGGTCCTGCTTTTTCTAACAATTCTCGCTGCTGAACCATACCAGCTAGTTTTTCTTCAGATATACCTAATGTTTCAGCTAGCTTTTTTCTTGCAAAGAAATTATCTTTTATTGTGTCGCCTTGGGTTTCTAATATTTCATTCATTGCATCTGCAGTTGCATTTGCATCACCCATTAATGTTGCTTCACGAAATTTTTGAGTTAAACTTTCGCCGTCTTGATTAACTAATCGCTTTCCTGATAATAATTGATATTCTAATTCATTTCCAACTGATTGCTCTATATTTAATAAATTTTTTCCTATACTAAATACTTCGCCTAAACTAGTTCCTAACATTCTTGTTTTTAAAACTGCTAATCCTAAATTAGTTGGATAATTTCTAAATTGTAACTGCACATCTGATGATAATGATGATACATCTCCTAACACTGATTTTGTAACTCCAACTAAACCAGTTGTTTTTTCTAATGGCTCAATAAATGATGTTAATTGTGCAGCAACATCTTGAGTGCTATCTCCAGCATCACCTAAACCTGCGGTAAATCTTGCAAATCCTTCTACGTTTTCAGCTGATAATCCTAAATTTTCACGAAATATTTTTGCTGTTTTAAGTAATCTAGAATTAAATGTAAATCCAGCCTTATTAGCTTTATCTGTATCAGTTAAATTTTTAGCCTGTAATGGAAGTATTCTATTTAATTCTTGAGCATATTTTCTTATTTGTTTTCCACCGGTACCAAAAGAATCACCTAAAGAATCATATTTTGCTCCTAATTCTGCTGCTTGTACTGAATTAACTGCAAATGTTTTTTGTAGTTCTCTATTTCTTCGTTCTAAAAATGAAGATTGATTTGATAATTTTATAAACGCTTTACCTAACTCTTCTTTTTGAGCTACTAGTTTATTTATACCAGTAGATAATAAATTAGAGTCGCTGAGAAGTTTTTTAAATTGATTTGATACTTGATCAATTATTTTTCCTTGATCAATATCTTTAAATGCTTCTTTTACATCATTTAAAGCTTGAGCTGTATCTTTTATAGGGCCGCTTTTTCCTAGACCTTTTAGATCAACCTTATCTTTCTTGTTGTTTTGACCTTGATTAGGAAGTGTTTTTAAATATAAAATATGTGAATTCAGAATATTCATATAGATATCTTTTATTATAAATATCTACATAGGAGGTTTTTGTATTTTTGGTTTAGTATATTTTTGATTAGATTTTTGTTGAGCTTTCTTTTTTAGATCATGAAGTTTGTTTAATTTTCGTATCCAAAAATTTCTTAGAAATATTGGCATATGATATACAGTGTTCCAATCCCATCGACCTTCACCAGCCCATACTAGTTCAAATAATGCGTCGTGTAACTTTGGTCTATCTTCTGGACTAAATCCAAAAAAAGTCTGGGCCAACTGGAAACCCGGCAGTAAAAGCGCTCCCGTCCTCGCCTTGGAATTCATATTCTAAAATAAGTGATGGAGTATTATTAAGGATAAACTTTTGAAAATCTTTGCTATCTTTAACAAGAAATTCATATCGTATAAAATTATCTATTTCAGATTGTTTTCTTTTTCCGTTTACTTCTGTTATAATATTTGATAAATATTCACTGATAGTTTCATTTGATTTATTATTTGTTAAAAATTTAAATTTTATTTGTAATGATTCAGTTTCATATGTAAATTCTCCTTGATCATTACTTTCAATGTCAATTGTTTTTGATTGAATTTTTGATAAATCTACAATTTGTTTAATTTGTTTTTTTGTTTTTGGATCTGTAACTGTAACTGGATATTCAGAGCCATAGCTTAGTATTCTTGCATTTAAAACTAATCCATCTTTATCTACCTGAGCAATATCATCGTAATTTACATCTGTGACAATTAGTGAATCAATTAATTTATCTAATACAACTCCTTCTGATATATATGAACTATTAGTTAAAATATCTTCATCATATGCTGTCATGTATCGCATTTCAATTTTTCCAGTACTCAATGGACTATTTTTTGGATATACTTTTCCTTGACTTGTTAATGTTACAATTTCTGCTGGAATAGTACTTTTTTGTTTTTGCTCGTATTTGTCTTTAGCTAAATTTATTAAATTTTGATTTTCATAACGATCTGTTAATTTTGCCATAACTTTCCTTTTTAAAACTTTATTATAAATATTAGTTACTTGAAAAATAGAGTGAATATATAAATATAGTTCCTAATACAGCGCCGCTGAAGCTAGATACTTGATTTCGTTCTGATCTAGCAGTTTGATATCCTATTCTTTTTTCTCTAGACCAATTTTTATTTGTTTTAGGTTTTGCAATTGTAAATATTATTGGGGGGACAGCTGTAAAAACTAATGATGAAACTTTAGGATTTCTTGATAATCCTCTAGTATTATAATAACTATAAAAAAATGAACTAAAAAATCCTAGGGTGAAAGGTACTCCTGCTACATGTTCTTTGAATCCTAATGCTTTACCCATTACATAATCATTCATTTGTAATAAGGTAATAGGTTCATTTTTTTCTTGATATAAAATAGACATTTTACCATCTCTTTTATAACCATATACAAAATTTACAGGAATATCTTCAATATAATTTCCTTTTTGATATAAAATTGTATTTTTGTCAGTATATACAATATTACCAGTAATTGGTTTTTCTTCATATCTAAATATAGTATCTTGACAAAAGGAATTGTATCCAAATAAAAACAAGAATATAAAAAATACAGGATTCATATGTTACCTAAATTTAAATCGTAACAATATGAATAAAATGACTTCTTTATAATAAATATTTTTAGAGCGTAAAAATGGGAGCCGAAACTCCCATTAAATTCATAAAAGTTTTTAATATTCTAATACAGCGTAATCATATTTCAATGTTAATTCAATTTGAACTGACTCTTCTGTACCCCAATCCATTTGACCAAAATTAGAGTCTAAAATAAATGCACCTTTTAAACACCATTCTTCAATTTTTTCACCCGTTGGTGATAATGAATGAAATGTAATGTCTTTCTTATATTGAGTGCTATATCCATCTCTACCAGTTAATGATTCATGATGTAATCTAACCCATTCCATAACTGCTTGTGCTCCTGATGGTACAATTGGATCATACAATGTAATTGAAACATCGTTCCATCTTGTTTTACCTTTAACTTTTCTATCAACATTAATGTGATCTAATACAATCTCACCATTAGTTAAAGATGGTCTTGCAGCTGCTTTTATTATGTATGTTGGTATATCTGCAATATACATAATAAATCGATTAGTATATTTAGGTTCCCAATCAAATGCATTCAAAAATAAATCATTTTGATTAATACCTGGTAAATTTTGTTCTAATGCCATTTTCTATTTCCTATATTCTTTTTATATAAATATTACCTAACCTAAATTCTATTCAGGGAAAGAAGCACCAGTTGGCTGAATATTAAAGTCTAAGACAATAAATTCTGCGGTTCTAGTTGGTTGTAAAAATATTTGTCCATATAAAATATTTTGATCTATTAGATCTGGTGTATTATTAGTATCATCCATTACAACTCTAAAAGCACTTAAACCTTGTTGTGATCTTACTCCTTCTAAATAAGGATTAACAATACTTAAGAATCTTAATCTAGTTGCATCAGTGTTTTGTTCAAATACTAAAAACTTGGTTGCAGATGCAATAAATTTCTTAACTGTTATTAATAATCTTCTAACATTAACTCTATCTAACGCACTTGGTCTAGACTGTAATGTTTTTTGTCCCCATATACATATTCCTTGATTTGGGAAATTTGCTATAGGATTAATTCTAGCTTCATATAAATCATCTCTATCTGATTGAGTTAATTTTTCATATGTATTAATTGCTGATGTTAATCCGCCTCTATTTAAACCAGCTGGTGCATACCATGGTGCTGATGTTGCATCATTAAATGATAATGCTCCTGGAATCAATACTGATGGTGGTACAAATATTGGCTTATTTTTAGCTGGGTCAATTATTCTTACCCATGGGAAATATGTTGCGGTATAATTTGAATCTATACTAGTAACATTATTAATAGTAGTTGCAATACTATCTGTTAATGCTGGTACATCCATTACATAAAATGTATCTTGTCTATCTTCAACTAATTGTCTAGCATCAGCGGTGACAGATGGATGTTTACTATGTAATATACCTGGAGTTATTAACATATTAATGTCATAAAAATCTGTATTTGATAATGCATTAAATGCTTTTCTATATGATTTAGTACCAGTTGTTTGATTACCAGAACAATCAAATCCAAATGTATTAGTAGCTGTTATATTTGTTCCAGATAATTTTGGTAAATTTGGTCTAGCTCCATCAAATCCGCCATT